TTATTCTCCACCCGCCCGGTTGCGAGGATCTTCGTGCCTTTATGCAGCCACCTCTCCACAAACTCGGCCCGCTTCCCGAAGGCCGTCAGGTTGAAAAAGTCGGCGCTCTGGCCGTCGTGCTCTTTCCTGCGGTCGACCGCGATCGAAAACCGCGCCACCATCGTCTCTCCGCTGTGCCGGATCTCCGGCTCCCTGGTGAGGCGTCCCATCATGATAAACTTGTTCATGTTATCCTCCAATCATGATCTTGCTTGTGCTCTCCAGCAAATCCCGCATCGCCGGGCTCAGCTGTGCCAGCTTGTTGTCCCGGTCAACCATCGCCCGATACGAGCGGATGAAATGCGACTGCTCCACGGAGTTGACCGTGTCAGCATCCATCGACGCCATCTCCCGAAGGTTTGCCGGATTCCCCACGGCCTTCTGTACCAGTGGCGGCAGCTTGGCAAATTCTCGTTCGGAATAGTAGGTCGAATTGCTCACAGCCGCCCTCACGAGGCTCCATGCCTCAAGCTCTGACATGGTCTCCGTCTTTGGCTCCGCCGCGAGCTTCCGCAGATCCGCAATGGTCGGAGGGAAGCTGCTTGTCATCATGTGCCGCTGTACGGCTCCGGAGAGCGTCTTATAGTCCAGATCCTTGAGCAGGGCATACCAGACTTTCACCGCATCCTCGTCCGGGAGAAATGTAGCCTGTGCATATACGGCTTTCATGGCCTTTACCAGCGTTCTGAACTGGTCTTTCGTTAAAAGTTCCACTCATCCACCTCCCTCACCCGGTTTGCGATCCGGTCGGGCTTGTCATTTGGACTCCGGCCCCCGATCCGATCCCACGCAATCCCCTGCCAGCCGTTCGCCATCGCGTCATGTATGGCGTTGATCACCGGAGCAGGGCCGTGCCTGGCCTCCTCCGTCTTGATCTTTTCGAGAAGGGCATGGAACCCCGCCGGCTTGTAAGTCTGGCGCTTCTCGGTCTTGTATGACAGCCAGTCCTTCACGGCCTGTTCCAGATCCGGAGCAACCCCCGCCTCCTCGATCTCCTGTGTCTGCGGCTTTGCCGCTTTCTTTAGGGACGAAGTCCCTTTCTTTCCAACATTCTCATTCTCATTATCATTTACATTTACATTTTCATTTACATTTTCATTTACATTTACATTTACATTAGGTTTTTGATTTTCGTAATTTTCAAAACCATTGGTTTTTGAGTTTTCGAAGTCTTCAAAACCATTGGTTTTTGAGTTTTCGGAATCTTCAAAACCATTGGTTTTTTTAGGCCGCCCGCCCTTAGAACCGGAGGCATATCTGGTATTGTTCGCGTCGATCTGCGGGCGCATCAGTTCAAACGCCATATACGGCACTCCGTCCAGATTCGGCTCCTCTCCGTCCATCGCATACTCACACATGGCGAGGATCGTTTCCTTGAACTCCTCAGCCCCCAGACCCTTTAACGCCGTATAGAATGAGCGGTAAAAAACCATTGAATCACGTTCCATTGTTGCCTCCGTATATACGCAGGAAATCCTCCAGCGCCATTGTGATCCGCCAACTCTGGCGGTTCTTCCGGTGGATCACGACCGGAATCTCTCCCGCCCTGGCGTCTCTCTCTGACTGTTCCAGGGCGGCGTCAAGGTTCAGCCGCTCGACGCGCTTGCACTCAATGTGTATGCCTGGGAGCCCGGTCACATCCGCGTCACCGTTCGCGCCGGCGTATTGCTGACCTCTGCGGGCCTCCGTAAACCCGCGCTCCCGGAGATAGGCTGCAAGGGATCGTTCCCCCTCTTTTCCCTTCTCACGGCTACTTCTGCCCATTCTTCGCCCTCCACTTCTCGATCTTGCCGAAGATAGAGGCGTGCTGTCCTTCGGTCAGGTCCTCCACGCGGGCCACGCCGTAAGGGATCAGCAGGGCCTCGATGTTGACGCCCATCTCGGTGAGCATCTGGTAGAGCGCCCGGGCCTTCACAGGGCTGATCACCTCGTCCGGATCGGTCATGAGGCTCTCCGCATCCGCGTCCTGCATCTCTTTGGTCGGGATGCAAAAGACCTGGAAAAGGGCATATTTAAAAGCGATGGCCATCGCCTTGTTGGTGGCCTTGTCGCCCAGATCCATGCCCTCGCCGACGGTCACGGCCCGCACTCCTGAGCCGTCCGGCGCAAAAAAGGTAAATCGCATCTTGCAGATGGAGTAAATCACGGTCTTGCCCTTTGCGTTGACCCGGTCTTCCCGCGTCTGCTCCAGCACCTCCGGCACGATAAACACGCCGTATTTGGTGAGGAGCGGTGAGAGCGCGTTCATGATCGCGTCAATGCCACGGTACCGAAAACCCTGCTGCTGGTTGACGGAGTCCTTCCCGATCGGGCCGATCTCCCCGGCGATCTTCGGAATGAGTTGATATATCATCTGTTCTTCCATGTGCGCCTCCATTCCTTGACGGCGTCAATGGTCATCTCTATGATGGCCACCGCGGCAAAACCGATGCAAGCCACGGCCATAAACGCCACAAACACGTCAAAGCGGCTCAGATCCGGCTCCCACGGTATCAGGAGCCACACCGCACACATTGCCGCCAGCATCCCGGCGAGTTCTCCGAATGTCATCATATTGCATCCTCCTCCCTGCGTGTCCGGATGACAAACTCGACCGAGTCATCCGAGGCAATGTATCCGCCTATCGTGTCGGCGGCCTCCGCCGCGTCCGCGAAATCATGGAAAAACAACTTGAAGCTGGAGCTTCGTGCCGTGTCTGTGACCTCCAGCACCACGTTCCTGTCAATCCGAGTCATACCCATTCCTCCTCCTCCGGCGTCAGCTCCCGGTGGAGCACCTTCGGGACGTCTGCACGCATGATGTAATACTGTGACTTTTTCTTCCCTGCCGGCGTCATCATAAAGCAATATTTGCCGATGTCTCCGACCCTATACTTTATGTGCGCCCTCACCAGATCCGGTGTCACTCCCATCAGCTTCGAGAGCGTCGGCGCTGCCTTTAACATCTCTTTCGATTTCATCCTCATCCCTCCCATGATCGCCCATACCGCAAAACAAACAATGCCAGCCAGGATCACGATCTTAAGCATCGGGAACCTCCTGCGCGTACCAGATCGGCCGGTTGTGATCCGTCATCCACTCCCACTCCGTCCTGGCACCCAGGGAGTGCTCCCAGCCCGGCAGCATGAGGATCGCGTCCGCCAGCTGCAGGAGTCTCATGTCGGCCTTGATATAATTACCGTAGTTGGCCTCCTGCCCTTTGAGTACCGCGTCCATGTTGGCCGGGTTGATGACCGTATAGCCCTTTTCGAGCAGCAGATCCCCGGCAGCGGCAAAGCGGTCTTTATAGTCTTCGATGCCCGTGATCGGGCCGGAGATATAGACAATCATTCGCCGTCCTCCTCTCCGATCAGGGCGGCCGCCAGGTCGGCAACGCCGGCAATATAGCCGATATCCTCGAGCGCCTGATCCCTTGCGCCACTCACCGCGGCGTCGCTGATCAGCCGCAGAGCTTCCCGGCGGATGTCCGCCGCAGTGACAGATCCGTATTCCCCCGTCATGCGCTTTCCTCCTCTCGCTTCTCTCGCGCCGTTTTGAGGCCATATGCGAGTCCCTCAAGATACGTCAATATTCTGTCGCGTTCCTTCGGGCGTGCTTTTTCAAGCTCGCAAACTAGCTTTTTAACCGTTTCCCTCTCCTGCATCCTCTCACCTCCTCACTGTAAGCACCGGACGACGTCGCGGATCACTCCCGCGCCGCTGTCCCAGGTAACACAGATCTCTTTGTTTCCACCCTTAAAGCGGGCCGTGACGATCTCCTCGCCATCCTCCTGCATCTGGTAGTCCAGCCGCTCCAGATCCCGGAACTGCCGGGTCAGCCGGAGCGCCGCGCATAACGCCCCGCAGATTGCCTGCTTGTCTTCCATTCTCTACCCCTCCTCTTCGGGCCGTTTTGTTGCGCCCTTCAACATTATATTCCCTTTGCGCAACATCGTCAAGGGCTTTTTGTTCCGTTGCGCAACTTTTCGCTTGCTTTGTTGCGGCGCGTGTGTTATCTTTCAAGAGGAGGTGATTCTATGACGATAGGTGATAGAGTAAGAGAGATCAGGAAGTCGAAGGGGCTCACCCTCGAGCAGTTCGGGGAGAGGATCGGAGTCACGAAATCGACCGTGTCGCGCCTGGAAAACGATGGCGTCGCCCTGACAAACCAGACGGCCACAGCCATTTGTGCTATTTATAACGTCCGTGAGGAGTGGCTAAGAAACGGGGCAGGAGATATGTTCCGCGTCATGGATGCCGGCGACCATCTCGCCGAGCTGGCGGGGCGCATCCTGGGCGAAAACGGGGACGATCTCATAGACCGGCTTTGCGCAATGCTGGCGGATTTGACGCCGGACGAAAAAGATTTTATTTACCGCATTGCCTGCCGGCTTGTGTCTGAGAGTACAGAAAAGGGCGAGGAGTGATCCCCGCCCCGCCGGTCACTTCCGGCGAACGATGCCGCGCACGAAATAGTAGATCCGGCGCAGCTGCTCCTCGGTCGCCTGATCGAGCAGCGCAATGATTAACTTTTTCATTCCATCTCACCTCCTCGAGGTGATTGTAACAAAAAAATAGCCCCGATCGGTTGGCAGCCGGTCGAGGCTATCCCAGGAAAGAACCTAGGATGGGAGAAGATTGGGTGATTCTCTGGAAGGATGAATCCTATTTCATATTACCATCCCACGGGTCTTTTGTCAAAACGTGAGGTGGTTTTTTATGACTCGAAAGAAAACGCCGCGGCTCCCGAACGGTTACGGCTCGATCCGTAAGCTCTCCGGAGCTCGCCGCAATCCATACGCGGTTTATCCGCCGCGAACACAAGAGGATCAGGACGGCCGGCGTCCCTATCCCCGGGCCTTGTGCTATGTGCCTACTTGGACGGTCGGCCTTGCGGTGCTCACCGCATACCAGGCCGGAACATATACGCCCGGCATGGAAAACGACCTCCTGCGAGAGCAGCCCGGCAGGATCGAGGAGCGGATCTTCGCCGACTATGCCCGCATCAGGCGCACGCTGCTGGATGAGCCGGAGGATGTGGCCCCGACCTTCGAGGAGGTTTTCCGGCTGTTCTGGGCGGACAAATACGAGACGGGGCGGCAGCTCTCCCCGCAGTCCAGGGCGAGCACAATGGCGGCCTTCCGCAACTGTGCAGCGCTCCACTCCCGGCCCTTCCGGGATCTGCGCCCGGACGATCTGCAGAGCATCCTCGATGGCTGCGAGCTCAAGCACGCCTCTCTTGAGCTGATCCATTCCCTGTTCCGGCAGATGTACCGATTCGCAGAGGCCCGCGAACTGTGTGACCGAGACTATTCGCGCACCGTGGCGATCAAGCGCCCGGAGGATGACGAGCACGGCGTCCCCTTTACGGAGGAGGAGCTTGCGATCCTCTGGGAGCACACAGACGATCCGGCCATCGAGCTCGCCGTGATTATGTGCTTTTTCGGCTACCGGATCAGCGCATATCATGACATGACGGTCAATCTGCGGGAGCGGTGGCTGCAGGGCGGCAACAAGACGGAGGCCGGGCGGGATCTGCTCTCGCCGATACACAGCGCCGTTTTCGACCTCGTAAAACGCCGAATCAGGCGGGACGGGGCGCTTTTGACCGTTTCCCCGTCCGCGTTCAGAAAATCGCTCTACGGGGCGCTGACGCTGGCAGGAGTAGCAAAACACACGCCGCACGACTGCAAGCACACGTTTTCGGCCCTCTGCGAGCGCTACGGAGTGAGTGAGAACGACCGAAAACGCCTCTTGGGCCACAAGATCGGCAACGTGACCAATGACGTCTACGGCCACCGGGGCCTTGAGGAGCTCCGGCAGGAGGTGGAGAAGATCCGGCCCGCGTTCCTGACGGGGAAATAACATTTGTCCCCATCTTGTCCCCAGTAGATTTGAGTTTTTCACATTTTTACGGTGTTATCCAAAGTTAAAAAAGCCCTCGAAAGTGACGCAAATACGCCATTTTCGGGGCTTTTTCCAGTTTTTACGCGGGTTGAAAAAAATTGTACTTTTTTAAACTTCCTTTAACGCAAAACGACGGTTTTATGCGGTATTCCGGGCCATTTGTCCCCACCGTGTTACCAGTAGAGGAGCGCTAAGACGCTTTTTAGCGGCCTTAATCATGCCAATTTAATGACCCGAAGCCAGCCTCTGTCGACGTTGGTAAAGCTCATCGCAGACGATGACGCGGAGAAAACGGCCACGGAGCCGGCGGTTGAGAGCGTAAACGGAACGCACATCTGCACATAGTCGTTGTCGACAATTTTGTACACTGTAACGCCAGTCCCGGCAATGGTTATGACGCCGCCGCCGCTGGAGCGGATCGGCGTCGTGGCGACGGCGAGATATGTCCCGGCGGGGAGTGATATGGCGTCCGTCAGCCGCGTATTTATGGCACTGGATGCCGTAGCCGTCCACGCGGCCGTATATACAGTGACGCGCTCGGAAATCTTCCGCAGGAGGCCTAGGACTGAGAATTTCTTTGTGATCGCCCCTGTATCAATCGCAATCTGATCGGTATCGTCGACAGACGCAGCTTCTGGTAATTCGTGTATCTGCATTTATTTTCCTCCCTTCAAGATCCGGTTGACCTCCGCCTGGATCTCTTTGTAATTATATCCGGCGGCCTCCAGGGCTTTGCGGCGGCTCGCGCCGTTGCCCCACTTGCCGTCAATCACCTGGCGGGCGATCTTCGTGACATCCGCCTTCTGCGTCGATTTTTTGCTCGGTGCCGCCTTTTTGGCCGTCTCTGCTTTTTTTGCCTCAGATCCCCACGAAAGATTGATCGCGACGTGGTGGCCAGGGTTGATCATGATGTCGCCCGGCTTAAGCCATTTGTCAGAAGTTAAATATTTTTTGGCTGTCAGCACTTTGCCACCGGCCTTAACCAGGATGGCGCGCGCGTTGCCGCTATAGCCGGATGGGTTGATCTTGCAGAGCGCCTCGATGGCCTTTAGCGTAGGGAAAAAATCCGGCTTGTCTGCGTTGTTGATGTCACGCAGCTGGAAGCCGACCGCCTTCACGATCGCGAGCGTGCCGGCGGAGCAATCCGTTTCGCAGCGCTTTTTGATGTTGGCGGATTTATATCCATTTTTCTCGAGCTCGTGCCAATACGTCATGCGTTGGCTCTGGTCGTAGCCGATGCAGTCATTCCTTGCGGCCGCCTCTCCTTCTTTGGCGATTCCGTTCGCGATGACCTCGTCTTCGAAGCGTATCACATAGAGCCACGGGCGGTTATACCAGGGGCAAAGCCTCCACTCTCCCTTGCTGGCGGACGCATTGCCGGTTTGATCCCCGGCAGCTCCGCCGGAGAGCTTCCCCCGCTCATCATGTGAGCAATTAGCAATCATGCTTTAGTCCTCCTTCCCGGCCTGTTTGTAGATCTGATTGACGCCAGTCGCCGCCAGCCCGGAGACGATCCCCACAGCGACCGCCGTCAGGATGTGTAAATCGGCCATTTCCGGCATTTTGGTGACGTATGCAATAATTCCCATGGCCGCGCCGGAAATCCCGCAAATAACGGGGATCAGCGCGTCCCTGACGTGCTCGGATGCCTTGCACGCCATGCCGATCAAGTAGGCAATAACGGTAATCGCCGCCACGCTTGCAATACCAAACTCCTGCATTTTAAGCTCCTTTCTCTAGATCCTCGATCCGGTGATTGGCCACTTTGATTTGTTCCTTGAGAACCGCCGCATCCTGCTCGAGGTTGTACGTCCTCTCGATCAAGTTGTTGTGCTTGTCTACCTTTTTTTCGAGCTCCGTCATCCGGTACTCGATCAGTGCCCGGTTTTTCTCCGCCTCCGTGCGGTTGTTGAGCACGCAGACGATGATTGCCGTGCCGCCTGACAGAAGCCCGGAAACGAGGGCCGCGATTATAGTCTCCATCGCTCAGCCCTCCAATCTGTCGAGCAGCTGCGCGAGCTGCGCCTCTAGCTTGTCAATCCGCCGCTGCTGTTCCTGTATGAGGGCCAGCATCCCGGGGATGATCCGCCGTTCGTCCCAGCTCTCCACGTTGCCGTCCGCGTCGCGGATCGCCGCCGACGGGTAGATCTCCGCCACGTCCTCGGCGATCAGGCCGGGGAGCGTCTGCCCTTCCATGTCGGCGTACTGCAGCGGGTGGTTGTCGTTATAGAGAAATTCTACCACAGGCAGATTAAGCAGCCGAGCCGGGTCGCGGTCGCCGGATATGGGCTTAATGTCGTGCTTGTAGCGGCGGGAGGAACTGGACGCGTA